ATAGTACCTGCACCTGCATTGTTCAATATGCTTGTAATGGTTGTTCTAAACCCTGAGGCTGTACCTGCACTGATAAACTCAATCGTTTGGCCTACAGCACGGCCAGTGATATTGTGCGTACCTGCAGCAACAGTAACGCTAGTTGTTGATCCACCGTTAGCTGTGTAGTTGATTGACCACGGGTGATACACGCCACACGCACCAGCACCAAACGTACCAGCCAATGCACCTGATGGGATCTGCATAAACGCATCCTCATCATGGTTGTACAGATAGTGAGCGGTTGCACTCAATACATACATTGCATTATTAAAGTTACCGCTATCAGGTGATATTACAAATGCACCAGCAGCAGTGGTAGCAGGTGCAGGTGTCATCATTTGCCACTCTTTGCGGTGTAGTAATGGTGTGTTGCGTTGTGTAATAGCCATGGTTATATACTCCTTATGATACTATAACGTTATTTATATTAGATTGTATAGCTGTCAGGTTTAATTGTGCAGGTATGTATGGCTGTAACGGCTGTGCACCCATCTGAGCTAGGTTGGTCAATGTTGCTAGGGTTTGGTTAGTAGCAATACCAACGCTACCACCAACGATGGTTACCCTCAAATCAGCAGATACACCACGTGCATGGGCTATTGCCTCAACAGCTATTTGGATCTCATTAAGTATATCAATCTGATCATCAGCGGTTTGCTCAGTAGCTAGATCTACCAACGCACTAGCAACGGCCTCAATGTCCTCTTTTGTAGCAGGGTTGATGCGGTTGTTTGAGGCATCTTTTAGGCCTACATTATCAGGTGCACTAAAGCTACTGTTAAATATGGCATCATAAAACCTATCCTCTTTGCTCATTACTAAGCGTACGGGTATGGCCTCTTTAGCAGTCTTAGGAAACACAACAACAGTGTTGCTGGCCTTTGCTACACCAAAATCTTTTTTGCCTAGCTCACGTAGGATAGCGATAGCCTCTAAGAATTGATCATAAAGCATGACCATGGCAGGTGGGATAACTAAACCATCAGCAATCTTTTTGTTGGTATCACCAGCAAGCTCATTGCCCTTTTGGATCTCAGTAGCAATCAGCTCAAGGTGCTTAGCCAAATCATCAAGGTTATCAACACTGATAGCGTTGGCAACAATAGCCTTAACGCTACCCTCAACTTGCTGTATGCCATCGTGTTTGATGCGTAGGTTTTCAGGCAGGTTTACAGCAATGTCTTTGTTGTTCAAAAACTCCATGACCTGTATGAGTTTTTTGGTAAGGTTAGCAGCCTCGATGTGGTCATCGTGCTGTTGTTGTAGTGCTAGTTTATCTATGTGATCCATCATTTACCCCTAATCCCTTACCGGCAATACTACACACCTACAGTTAGCATGCAACGGTGGGTGATCAATATCCTCATAATCATATACACGCTCATTGCCCTCACTGTCAGTTAGGCTCTCACCCTTTGATAAAAAGTTTGATCCAATACTCATAGCACCCATGCCCTGCACCTCTTGGCAGTAGTCACAAGCACCGGGGTTGTTAAACCACTCCTTTTGGGTAATACCTAATTGTGAGTAACCATATACGGTAGCCTCATTGCTGGCCTTTAATGTTTCAGTACGTACTAGGCGTGTCATCTTGTAGCCCTTAATGCTCTCATACTCATCAGTAACACGCTTACCAATTTGCGGTAGGCTCTCGCCCTCTGCTAGGCCTGCACTGACTGCACGGCCAATGCTCTCAACAATATCCTCATTGTAGCTAAGGTGAGCCCGTTGGATGCTCTCACGTACATAGTTTTTATTATCCTGAGTGAGCACAAACTTTTCTGTGCCGCCAGCATACTTTATAGCTAGATCGCCCTGCTCTTGTAATAGATCCATAAACACACCAATGCTCAGATCAGTCAGCTCCTCAGCTTGCTTAGCAGGGTTTAGGTTACCATCCATCATTGACTTAACTGATTTGTGGCCTGCAATATCCTCAACAACTTGCTTGAGTTGTTTTTCAATAAAGCCCTTTACCACCTTTTTATAGCGTTTTTCATAGGCAGTTTGTTTATCCTGCACACGCAAACGGTAGCTCTCTTTTTGTTCATGAGCCTTATGTTGTGGATAACTGACCTGCTTATCCACGGTTTTGGCCTGCTTTTCCACACTTACGGTCTTAACACGCACCTTAAATGTTTTGGCTTTACTGGTAGTAACAGTATCACCGCTATCAGTAACGATGGTGTCACCGCCTGTGACTGGTGGCAAACCTAGTAGCTCACGGCGTTCATTGAGGCTCATAACTGTAGCACCATTGGCTACACGGTTATTGATAGCATCCTCATCCTCAGGGATAGGGCTGTCATACCATACACGCCACTTGCCGTTTGTCATGTTCTCAGCCCAATACTCACTAGCAAAATAACGCTCAAACGCATCATTAAGGTCATCAACAATATCATGTGCCTCAGGATCGATCACGTGCTCCATGTGTATTGCCTTGAGTGTCTTAGCAATATCACGGCCTAGGCCACCCTCACCAACCATACCCAACATGTAGGGGCTGATACCAAACATGGCCAGTATGTCTTTAACGCTCATGTTTTTAATATCATTGAGTTGCATATCTTTGAGGTTGCTACTGATCTGCTTGTAATCAACACCATCAGCCTGCAATATGGCAGTCTTACCAGCGTTGTTACTACCGCCATACTTTTCACGCCACTGTAACTCAAAGGCATCAAAGTCAGGTTTAGCAGTAGTGGCAGGCAATACGATAATACCCGTAGGGGTAGCGTTGTTATCAATAAAGTTAGCAACGTACTCAACAGTGTTACGCTCTGCATCAACATAGAGGCCAGCCTTTTGTAGCGGCCCTACACCACGCATGTGGTTGGATGGGTTAAACATCTTAAAGTGGATAACCTCATCAGGCAATAGCGGTATCTCAGTACCCTTAGGTGTGGTGTACTTATAACCAACAACGTGGCCTTGATCATCGGCCACAACTTTCATGCGGTGTGGGTACAGTAGCATACGGTCATATGGCTTACGTGAGCTTTCCATAACGTTGATATACCAAAATGCCTCACCAAACATCTGACGGTACACGGCTGTACCTGTCAGCATCCATGTGAGGCTAGGGCTATCCTTAGTACCCTGCAGCACAGCAGTCATGCCTTGATGAGCTTTATCAGCCCATGAGCCATTAACTACTTGCTGTGTGTACATATCTACCCGGCCAGTATCACGGCCAATCACATCAATACATTTTGCGACATAGCCTGCATAGTCTGATAACAAACCCTCAGGTGTCTTAATACGTTGGCGGTATCGTTTGTTAGTGCCAACCATCTGAGCAATAGGATCGCCCAAATCTTTATTATTAGTGCCAAATGACTTAGCGGCGTTGCGTACAAATCCCATCAGCTATACCTCTCTTTGATAATACCCACTATTACTTGCGTAACTAAAAAGGCTGTGAGTGCGGCACGCCAGTCATATGACCATATAAATGCAATGGTAGGTGGTGCAACCCATAACAAAAATACAACCCAATGCTCATTGCTTACTGTTAGTTTTGGTAGTGTGATCTTTGATAGTTTCCGCATGCTTTGCCCTTTGTTAATATCATACCACTTGACTGCATAAAATGTATATGCTTATGGCCTGATTATAGGCTCATACGCACAACACCGCCACCATTATTAGTTACCTGCTCATAAATACCTGCTAATACATCCACTGCATCATCATGTTTGTTACGGCCTTTTTTCTGATAATCCATAATCTGCTTGTACAGTTCAGGCCAACGGTGCTCCCAATTCTCAGGCATAAATACGTGCTGTGCCACCCATGCACTTGATGATAATATCCTAGCCTCTTTGTTTGAGGTTTGGTTTTTATCAATGATTTGGCAGGCGTAGTTATTGTACCGCTCCTCAAGCAAGCGTTTGATGTTACGACCAAAGCCCCGGCCACCATTGTTGCTCTCAATCACTGCACTGACCACACCATCTGTGTTGAGCATCTTAGCTACATCAGGCTCAGTCACCTCCATGGCAGCATCAGTAAACACCACATCAGTAATGTACACCTCATGGTTGTGCTCTATGTAATCCATGCTACATAGGTAGTCAGTACCTTTATCAGCGGTATCAGTGTAGTTGCGTTTAACGTGCTCACCAGCAGGCAGGCTAGAGTAGGTGAGTAAACGATCATACAGCCTACCCTTAATATCAATAGGCGTTTGATTATAATTAGCCTCAACAATCTCACGTGCCATCTCTTTTGTCTTTAGCTCAAAGTCTGCACGGTTTAGTATGTCATCACACAACATTGTGCCATCATCTTGCACGGCTTTGTAACTAATATGCCTAACCAATGCACCGTACTTAGCTAGGATGCGACCAACCAAATCATTGGTAGCCCACCGGGTCATGATCACAATAACCTTACCACCAGCCTCAAGCCTCTGCATCATGGTGTTTACAAACCAATCCCAATGCTTATCTAGGATGGCCTCATTAAATGCCTCCTCAGCGTTCTTGATAATGTCATCAATGATAAGGTAGTCAGCACCAAAACCAGTGGCTGTACCCGTTGGTGATGTGGCTAGATAACTCTTTTGGTTACTACCCTCTAGTGACCATAGGCTCATGCTGGCCTCACCGTACTTAACCTTTGTATGTGGAAAAATATCAGAGTACACAATACGGCCGCCAGCACTCTGCTCTTGGATGGTATCACGCACCTGCTTAGCAAAGGTGGTGCTCAACGTTTCGTTGTATGAGCCCGTCATGATCTTAAGCAATGGGTTTTCACCAAACAACCACGGGGCTAGGTTTGTACCAGTACGGCTCTTACCGTGTCGTGGTGGCATATCCAGCAATAAGATACGTTCAATATCCTGCTCAACAAAGGCCTGTATCTGCTCGCAAATATCTTTTAGGTATGCTCGATCATCCTTATAAAACTCAGGGGCACGCACCTTACAGTAATCATAAAATGATCGCCTAGCTAACTCACACTTGGCTTGCTGTCGTATGTAATCAAGTTTACTAGGTTGCACGGCCTACCCCTCTGCAATTTTCCTAAGCTCCTCAACGGTTAGCTTACCAAATGGGTTAAGGCTACCATCAGGGTTGCTCAGCTCTGTAACAGTCTTATCCTGCCACTTATAATTAACCCTTAGGCTAAAGATCGCCCCTGTTGATGCACCTGATTTATAAAGCTGTTGCTCAGTGTCATCTAAAATCATTGCTTTGGCCTGCCTTATTGTGTCAGAAAACTTATTGACTTGTTCATTGAAAAGTTGTTCAGTAGGGCTTAACTCAATGTTATTACCATCTGCATCAACCTCATCATATTTACCCTTTTCATAATCCAACAATGTTTCACGGGTAGTATCTAGGTATATAGCTAATCCAGTTACTGTAGCTACCTTTACCTTTTTCATAACCCAACCATCAGTAGGGTTGTTTTCATCACCGGGCTGTGGCACATACTCTTTGTCTTTAAGGCGGTTGCCCCACATATCACGGGCATAGTCATATAGGCTGGCAAAGTACTCATCTATACGTTGCTCTAATTCCTCAACGGTCTTAAACTTGAGCGGCCTACC